TTCGGTTCTACAATTGTTAGTGATGTATTAAAATCACAGCATTCAAATACTACATTTTGAATTAAATTATGTATTTCTTCTAAATGTTCTTTATTTATAATTTCTGGATTATTATAGTGTCCGTATGGAACATTAAATCCTTTTGGACCAACCCTAAATACACCTCTAAAACAAGTTTTATTTAAGAATATAAACATAGCAGAACCTAATATACTTTTTTTATCGGCTAAGCATAATTTATTATATTCACTTCTTATCCAATAATAGTAATTTTCTTTTGCGATTTTTGCTTCTGCTATATTTGTGGGTTTTCTATTTATTTCTCCATTTCCACATTCGTTAAAATCCGTAATAATAGTTCGCAGTATATCATATAATTCATTATGGTGTGTTTGAATGTTTTTGTAGATATAAATTAATGGTTCGTTCAAATCATACGCATATATATTACCTTGTATCTTTATAATCCCACTTTTTACATAAGATAATAAAGTTAATAAAACACTACCTCCTCCTAAAAATGCTTCGCGATAATTATTTATTTCAACTGGAAAATCCGTAATAAGTTTATCTATTATTTGGGTTTTTCCGCCAACCCACTTTAAAATCGGTTTGGGGATATGTATTTTTTTTGTAAGAACATCTTTAACGAGTTTATTATCATAAACAATTTCAATATTGATAATTATGTCGCTTGGTGAAGTTTTTTTAATTTCAATTAATTTTTCTTTAACAGCATTATCTATCATTTCTTTTATTTTACTTTCAACCACACACATATTTTTTTTATTAGTATGTGTTGTGTAGTGAGATTTTTGATTAAACTCCTTTCTGCACTTTTCGCAATTGTATTTACCCATTTTTAGTTATATTTATAACATAATATAATATAATATTTTTAAATCAATTTTTTACACCTTTTCTCATTTGAAACGCCCATTTATGACAAAGAAAACCGTCCAATTACCTACAAGCTACTGGAAATGACACAAGTGACATTATTTTTATTCGATACCAGGTATGGCCTCGAATAAAAACGAGTAACCCTCGAGAAAATCCTGCGGATTTTCTTGGGGTTATAAAGATTAAGTCGGCGTTTTTACACCTTTTCTCATTTCAAACGCCCTTTATTCATCTATCAACATTAGTGCCATTGCTGCATAGTTATGTAAATCTATCATAATAAAAATGGGCGTTTGAAATGAGAAAAGGTGTAAAAATCATCAAAATCATCAAAATCATCAAAATCATAATAATCTTTTCAATTCTTCATCATTTTCAGTAAAACGCATACATTTTATTCAACACTTTTTTAGATTTATTAACAATATATTAGACTCGTCTTCTTTTGGTTTTTTGTATACTCTTTTTACACCTCTTATGACTACTCTTTTTATACCTCTTATGACTACTCTTTTTGCCCCTGTTATTATGTGTTCTTCGTCCACCTTTTTTACTAGTTGGTCTTACATATGGACTAAATGCTCTGATGTTCCGTTCTGTGTATTTTTCATCATTCTATCTGTAGCTAATTTTTTTAGCACATCGATTCTACTATCTAATCCTGTCTTTTTGTTTTTTTTGCTAAGGTTGCCAAGGGTCCATTTGTCCTCCATTCTATTATATAATATATCAGTATATTATCTAATTCTAATTCGATTCAATTTCTAATTATTTATCCCATCATGCCAGAGTGGGTGATGGAGTATCCATTTCGTCTTCGCTGGACTGGGTGTCTGGTGGTATTAGCAAGAGAGAATGCTAAAGTAGGCTGTGTTTGAGGCGCACGCCAAAACACTTGATAACCCATGTTACCAACAGGCCATCCGACACTGCCGCCAAAAATACCAGCCTTCTTATTTCCACCTACAGACCCTCCGCTTTGACCGGTACGATTTGCTATAATTTCTGCTCGCGCGGTTAACGCATTGCTTCCAGACATGAGTGCCATTTTATATATACTTATAATATTATTTTTTATTTCACAAAGATTAAAAGTTTAGATCGAATAAATTAATTATATAAAAAATAATATATAATAAACAAATATAAATACAACTCTTCTAAATAGATTATAATAAGCGAATGGATAATGCTATGGATAACAAAATTTTTCACGATGAGGATATTATTAAAAGCGATGATGGCTTAATATTTAATCCATTCAATTCTTTAAATGTAGAGATTACATTGAGCGACGTTCAATCTATTCTTACTAAATACGGCATTCCAGGTATAGTGAATAATTTAGAATTATATAAGCGCGCTTTCGTTCATTGTTCTTATACAAAGCGGTCACATATTGAAAATGCCAGTCAAAATATTACTATTGCCGAACAACCGTCGGGTTGTCTTCCATTAAAAACAAAATCAAATGAGAGATTAGAATTTCTAGGTGATGGATTATTAGAATTAGTGACTAAATATTATTTATATCGTAGGTTTCCTAAAGAGAATGAAGGATTTATGACAGAGAAAAAAATCGCAATTGTAAAAAATGAAGCGATTGGTAAAATCGCACACGAAATGCGTCTCTATAAATGGTTAATCTTATCTAAACATGCTGAGGAAAAGAAAATTCGCACTAATTTAAAAAAATTAGGATGTCTTTTCGAATCATTTTTAGGTGCTCTTTTCTTGGATTTTAATAAAATTCAGGTGAAAGATGAAGAAGGATGGTTTACAAATATTTTTGTAACAGGTCCGGGATTTCAAATGGTCCAAAAATTTATCGAAAATATTTTTGAAAAACATATTGACTGGATTGCTCTTATTCAGAATGACGACAATTATAAAAATATCTTACAAGTGAAAATCCAAAAAGAATTTAAAATAACACCGCATTATTTGGAGATGGAACACGATACGGATTATGGTTATAAAATGGGTGTATATCTGTGTATAGGACAATCAATCCATAATATGAAATTCAGCGAGGCAATTCATATTTCACAAATTAAAACATTTAAAGCCATACATGAACATATAGCGGTTGACAATAAAATTTTTGTATTTTTGGGCGAGGGACAACATAAGATAAAAAGAAAAGCAGAGCAAATCGCATGCGAAGAAGCATTACAAAGAATAATTAGCAATTCTTAATCTTTATAACCCCAATAAATCCTACCATACCTAACGCAACGGAAAATGACACATCATGTGTCATTTCAACTTTAATTTATGATATAAAGATATTTTTTATAAGTATAATATAAGTATGGATATTGATATACAATATATACATGTAAAAAATAATAGTAATAAATTATTAATTTTTTTTAATGATATGGTTAAAGTAGGTATGACAGATAACACATTCTCATCATTTAAAATTTTAAGTGATACATTTGATGATTATGATATCCTTTTTATAAAGGATATTAAATATATGTATTGGTATTTATCAATTATAAATGATATTTATAGTTTAATTGATAATATTATTCAAAGTAATAATTACAATTTTATGTATGGATTAACATCATCGTCAGGAGCATTATGTTTATTAAATACATTATATAAATTTAATATTTTTAAACAAGCAGTAATAATAAATGGACAAACAACAATGTGTGATGATATTGTAAATAAATATAAATATTCTTGTGGTGATTGTTGCGTCTTTAATAAACAATGTATTAATGAACCTTATGATGATGATTTTATAACGCCATTTAAAAAAATTCCAAATGAAATGCTGGATAAATATATATTTTATTATTGTAATTCAGTTTCAGATTTAATATATTATGAATACATAAAATCTATATATCCTGAAAATTTATATAGTAATATTTTTTTTGATATAACAAATAATTCACACGGAGGGTATATAGCATATTTATTAAACAATAATAATTTTTTATTAAACATAAAAAATATATTTGATGCATCGGCGTCTAATGGTGTATATATTCCGGCATGATATTATTTTTATTAGAAACCATACATGGTCTCGAATAAAAACTAGTAATCCACAGGATTTTCTTGGGGTTATAAAGATTAAACCACTTTTTCTCATTTACACCATTCCAAAAATCCTTATAAATCCTTTACAATCAAAATTTTTACAGTTTTTTTTACACCGATAAACAAAAAGATACCAGAATATAATCTTCAAAAGTATATATAGGATAAATGGAGACTTTGAGAGAAAAAATGAGAATTAAACAAGATGTAGGAAATCCTCAAAATAATTATCAAGTTATTATTCCTATACCATCTAAACCAGAAATTATTAATTTGAATAAAATGACAATTATAGACGAACAAGGACATTTTGATATCGCCGAGTTAACTAAAAAATTAGAAGAAAGTAAATTAAAAAAAGTCACTATAAAACCAAATGTGAGTCAGTTAGCAAAAAGAGAAGCCATCTCTTATCCAAAGAAAAAAGTTAGAAAACTTACTACTAAAATCCTTACAGGATTACAAGATGAAGGTGTTGCTATATTACCAGGTCCATTACAAAAGCAAGAACTAGAAGGACCAGAAGAACAAATAGAACAAACAGAACAAACACAACTAACAATAAAACCAAAAGTGAAAAGAGGAAGAAAAACAAAAGCACCTGAAAGAGGCGTATCTATATTAAGCCCTGAAGAATGGGTTGAAATCGGCGATTCGTCAGCAAGAAAACGCTTACCTGAAAAACTACCAAAGATTAATTACAAAGTTAGCAGCTATTTTATGAATAATAGAGAGATATTTATTAATTCTGTAAATTCTTTATTCGAGCCATATAGAGATCAAATATTAGACGATACCTCACAAATTACATGTGAAAATATAGGCAACGATTCTAAAAAATTCTCTCTCTTAATTCATCAAATGGTTGTTCGAGATTATATGAATTTATATACACCTTATAGAGGACTTCTTTTATATCATTCGTTAGGTTCTGGTAAAACATGTAGTTCTATTGCGCTGGCTGAAGGAATGAAAAATAATAAAAAAATAATTGTTATGACCCCCGCATCTTTACGACCCAACTACATATCAGAACTGAAAAAATGCGGAGATGTTCTTTATAAAACAAATCAGTATTGGGAATGGATCGACACCCAAAAACATCCCGAAGCAGTAGATACGCTGTCAAGCATGTTGAATTTATCTGTATCCTATATAACTAAACAAGGCGGTGCATGGTTAGTAAATGTAAGTAAAACAGAACCTTATCCTGTTCTTTCGCCAGCTGATAAAACAAAATTAGACGATCAAATAAATGAAATGATTGAAACCAAATATAGATTTATTAATTATAATGGATTACGTAGAAGTAAATGGAAAGAATTGACTGATGATTATAAAGTAAATATTTTCGATGACGCTGTTGTCATCATAGATGAAGCTCACAATTTAATTAGTAGAATAGTCAATAAAATCGCAAAAGAAAAAGAGTTGCCTGTTGATAAACGAACAGGGAATATTGAACGTCGCCCCTTTTCATTAGCCCTAAATTTATACCAAGATTTAATGAGCGCTAAAAACGCGCGCATTATTCTTATTACTGGCACACCTATTATAAATTACCCGAATGAAGTTGGAATACTTTTTAATATTTTAAGAGGTTTTATCAAAACCTGGAATTTTTCATTGGATATAAAAACAAGTAAACCGATCAATAAAGAAACACTTCATCAAATGTTCGTTAGAGAGAAACTTGTGGACTATCTGGAATATACAGATAAACCTTCACCTAAATTAACAATAACCCGTAATCCCTTTGGATTTGAAAATAAAGAAAAAGCGGATGGATATCATGGCGTAACAAATCAGAAAGAGAGAATAGACCGTGGTAATATAAGAATAGTAGAACCAGGACTAATAAGTGATGATGATTTTCAACGTGATATAATTCGCATTTTAAAGAGCAACGAAATAGATGTTTTGGGTGGACCAACTATCGATAATTTTAAAGCGTTGCCTGATAAATTCGACGATTTTGCTAATTTATTTATAGATTCAAGCACAGGTAAACTAACAAATGTAGATATGTTGAAAAGACGTATTATGGGGTTATCCTCCTATTTTAGAAGCGCTCAAGAAAAATTATTACCTAGATTTGATAAATTAACTGATTTCAAAGTTATTAGGATACCAATGAGCGATTATCAATTTACTATTTATGAAGAAGCTCGTGCTGAAGAGAGAAAGGTTGAGAAAAATTCCAAAACGAAAAAAGGAAAAATAGATGAGAATGGGATTTATAAAGACCCGACATCCACGTATCGCATTTTTTCTCGATTATTTTGTAATTTTGTTATGCCTAAACCTCCAGGTCGTCCACTTCCTATAGAAAACAGAGAAGTTGCTGATACGGTTAATGAAACAAAAGAAATAAAAGAAAAACATGGATTAGAACATATTTATGAAAAAGCACAGAAAAAGTTAGTGGAAGAAGGTAAAAGCGGTGATGAAGATGATGCTGAAAAAAATGGTGATGGTGGCGATGGTGGCGATTTAGAGGGAGACCAAGTTTTAGATGCTTTGGGCGACACTTCTTATGAAAAACGAATGAGAAGCGCAATTGATTTTGTCAAAGAACATTCTGCGGAATATTTAAGTCCTGAAGGATTAGAAACATATAGTCCTAAATATTTAAATATATTGGAAAATATTCAAGACCCAACACATATAGGTCTTCATTTAATATATAGTCAATTTAGAACACTAGAAGGTATAGGGATGTTTACACTTGTTCTAGAACAAAATGGATACACTCAATTTAAAATTAAAAAGGATGTTAGTGGTGAATGGGAAATGGATATTAGTGAAGAAAATCGCGGCAAACCGACATATGCGCTATATACAGGTACAGAATCCAAAGAAGAAAAAGAAACTGTTCGAAATATTTATAATGGAGATTGGTCTGGTCTTACACCTACTTTAAATGCGGAATTAAATAGTATCGCTCATAATAATAATGTGGGCGAAATTATTAAAGTATTTATGATTACTGCTGCTGGTTCTGAAGGTATTAATCTTCGAAATACACGATACGTCCATATTATGGAACCTTATTGGCATCCTGCGAGAGTTGAACAAGTTATAGGACGCGCTAGAAGAATATGTAGTCACAAAAATTTACCTGAAGAATTACAAACAGTAGAAGCATTTGTATATTTAATGACATTTTCACCAGAACAAATTTCACCCAAAAACGATGCGTCAATTGAATTAAAAAAAAGAGATTTAAGTAAACGTAAATATAAGATTTTTCCAGATAAAGAAACAATGGGATTTATCCCTATGACAAGCGACCAAGCATTGTTTGAAATATCTGTTATCAAAGAAGAGGTTAGCACAACCATGACAGCCGCTATTAAAGAGTCTTCAATCGATTGTTCTCTCTACTCAAGAGCAGGAGCAAAGGAACAACTTCATTGTTTATCATTTGGCAATCCATCACCTGATAAATTTTCATATGGACCAGATTATAAGAAAGATAAGCCAGATTCAAGCGCAGCGATTAATAAAGAAAAAATAAATTGGGAGGGTGATGAAATAACTATACGTGGTAAAATATATATCTCAAGAGCGATGCCCGAAAAGGGGGTAGGCGTTAAATATATTTATGATTTGGATAGTTTTAAACGTGCGCAAGAAAATCCAGGTGTTGAGCCTGTTTTACTTAAAATATTGTCGAAGAATGAAAAGGGAGAGAATGTGCTTAAGAACGTATAGTATTAGCCTACAAGCTACTGGAAATGACACCTGTGTCATTTCCCGTTGTGTTAGGCATAATATGACATTATTTTTATTCAAGACCAGGTATGGTGGTCTCGAATAAAAACTAGTAATCCTCAAGAAAATCCACAAGATTTTCAGTTATGATTCATGATTTGTAAAATTTGGTTTATTTTTTCGGTCAAATTATCTATTTTTTTATTCAATAAAGATAATGATAACCCATCTTCAGAAGCTGGCCTCACAGATTTTAATCTTGAAAATATGTTATTGTTTGACGATGAATCGTCATCTACAATTTGTAATTGAATATTATCTTCTGTAACTATTTCTGTATCATTATTAGCCCAAGAAATTTGTTTTTTGGGTGAACTTAAAGAAGGCACTAAAACGAAATCCATAGGTTCTATTCTATCCCCAATTTTAATATATTTAAGATTCTCTTCTGTATCTACATTAATACTATTATTATTTTTTGGGGTTTTATTAGTATTAGACATATTTTCCCCTTTTAACCATTTTTTTGCTTCATTTTGATTATTTGATTGCGATACTAATGAATGAATTTGTTGTATTTCAAAATTCCGTTGAGCTAATGTTTCTGCTACTAATTTTTCCATTTCACTAATAGGCACATCTTTTTTATCTGTAAAATTAGGCACTTCCGGTATGGGTAATGTCATAGCGCTATTAAATTCATTTCTTTTAATAGCTAATTCATTATCAAATGAGCTTCTTCTATCTGCGTGTAATTCTTCAACAGTAATTAAACCTGAGGTGATTGATTGTATATTATTAGAGATATTTATTTTTTTTGGCAATTGTTGTAACTGTTGTTGCTGTTGTAACTGTTGCTGAATATTCGTTATAAAATTAGAAATAAATATTTTATTCAATTGAAATAAATCACTTGATGATGGATTCATTTTCTCTCTGTCAAAAAAATTCCGAAGTTGATTATTAAAATATGTTTTCATTTGTTCTGGATTTATGCTAGAAAAAACATCATCGTCTTGGATAACTTCCCAAAGTATTTCTGTATTTTCAATAGTTATAAAATCAAAATTAGTAGACGATTTATTCATTTATGGGTTATGTATATAAGTAATTTAATAATTATTATTTATATACTTACACAAACAAAATCAATTGTATTACAAATCATTATCATCGTTAAAATAGATTTTACGAAATTTTTCCATATATTTATCATAAAGGATATGTTTTTTAAAATATTCACCAGTATGTCTATCTTCTAACATGTGCGCAATAAAATATAAACTATAAATACCACATTCTGTATCTCCATATTGATGTTCAACTGGATAATTCTGATCGAATTTAAAATTAATTTGCGGTCTTAACTGTTTCCCTTGATTTATAACTCTATCAGCAAAAGCTTTCATTTGTTTTGGTATTTCATCCCCAGCACTATCGAAATAAAATATGATTCCTTTTTTTATATTTATAAACATGGAAACCCAATGACTACCACCTAAATTATGTGGGTCTAAATTAAATATAATTCCTATTTTAAATTTCCCATTTTTAATTTCATTTGCTAAACTGAAATGACATAATTCTTCCCAAACACATTCACCATACATTTTATGTGTATCAAAATCAATCGGTGAAGGCCCAATAAAATTAAAACATTTATATGCTTTTTCATATTGTTTCATAACATCTAAAATATCCATACTTGAAAGCCATTCGTTTGGTTTTTTCTTCCAACTTTTTGGCGCTTCAGGAGCAAAAGAGGTTTGTAATTCTTTATTCAGTTTGCCATCAACGAATTGTTGTTTTAACCAACACGATTCTTTATTACATACATCGCTCATATTTTTTTTTAATGTTTCCCATATTTCGTGAGAGTCATTAGATGTAATTTTAGAATCAGGATGTCTAGCATTCCATAATTCTTTTAATTTATATAATGTATCATCTTCTAAACAACTGAAGCCATTTTTATGTTCTTTTGGGCTACATCTTAATTGAACTAATTTTGAATATTTATGTAGTTTGTCTTTAAACACCAGCACCTTAGTTATGTTTTTTTTAGTTTTTTTAGTTTTTGTCTTGCTATGCCTAGACCTTGACCCTAACCCGCCTTTATTTTTTCTTGTCATTTGTATTTTCTTTTTCCAATATAACATTTTCGTCATATTTATTAGTGATATTTTTCTTTTTACAAATACCTTTATTTTTCAAAACAGGATCTTTTAAATTAATGTCTTTTTGCTGGGGTATAATAGGTTCTACTTCTTTTTTAGTTATCGTTCTTTTCACTAATTTTTCGAGTGCGTTTGGTTCTGTTATTTTAATAGAACGCATCATTAAACTATTTATATTATTATTATTATTATTATTATTATTATTATCAGTTTTCATAACAATATTATCACTAACATTATCATTATCACATTCGTCGTTCATTCCTATATACTCTTGTTGAATGATATCTGTTGTGTCTAAAACTTTAAAATATTTTATACATGTTTTAATATAATTATCAAAAGCACATAATACTTCAGGAAATATAACAGAAGGTAATTCATTATTTAATAAAGATTTCGTCAAATTGTGTATTCGTTTCTTATAAAATTTTTTATCTTTTTTACTATAAATTTTAGAATTCGATTCTATTTTATTATATGGTCTTTTACTGAATAGCATTTCAATATTTATATCAGAAATAGAATCTGGTCTAATAATAGGTTCTGTTGAATCATTAGACATAATATTATTATTATGTATACTAATTTTATTATTTATTTACAACAAACGACAACATGTATCTAATAATAGCGGACATACTAAATAAGGGTCCATATTTGCTGCTGGTCGTCTATCTTCAAAATATCCCATTTTATTATATGCGGTTTCATTACCAATACGAACAGAACAATTTCTACCTCCCACAGACCAAGTAAATTTATCCATAGATGAGGTTTCATTTTCTCCTGTTAATCGGTCTTCATTAAACTCGCCGTAAACTGCTATATGCTCTATATGCTTTGCTTCTAATTTCACCATACAATCCTCAATAATGCTTAATCCTATTCCATTCTCACCAGTTCTCATCCATTTTGTTGAAAAATTTGTATGACATCCACTGCCATTCCAATCATCATTACGACCTAAAGGTTTTGGATGATAATTTATTGTAATATCAAATTCGTCGCTTAATTTGGCTAAAATAAAACGAGCAGTCCATAAATCATCACACACATCCAACCCACCACATGTTCCTATTTGGAATTCCCATTGACCTGGTGCGACCTCTTGATTAAGCCCAGCAAACTGAATTCCTGCATATAAACAATATTCCATATGTTTTTCAGCTAATGCTTTGCCATGTGATTTATTTACACCTACAGAACAATAATATTCCCCCTGTGAAGCACAACGATCAAATCCTATCGGCATCTCTGTTTTATTGTCATACATGAAATATTCTTGTTCTAATCCAAACCAAGCGTCTTCTATTTTATATTTGTCAAAAAAAGGAATAGCGTAGTGTCTATGATTATTACAAATGGGTTGATCTTTCGAATTATAAGTAGAACATAATACTAAATACGCATTATTTTTCAAATGTTGTCTAAAGGGACACACATAAATTTTCGCAGGAACCAAAATAACTTCTGAATCCGCGGTTGTTGCTTGCCCTGTAGAACTGCCATCAAAATTCCAAATAGGAATATCTTTTAATCGAATAGCAATATTACTAATATGTATTCTCACTTTTGACCTCAATTTATTTTGTCCGTCGATCCAAATATATTCTAAAATATGGGATTCTGTCATTGTTTTATTACTATAAAAAAATATCTAATCTATATAATAATACGCAATGTTTCTAAGTTTATTTGAAACGTAATTATTTTTTTTCAGCCCCACTAAAACTAATATATTCTTCTAAATTACACTTTCTTTTTTTTGTGTTTTTTTTGTATTTTGTGCATTGTTTGAATAATTTTTTATATTTTTTACTGGTATTGGTTTTGTGTTTTTTCGTTTTTTTTGTTAAATAACGGTATACGATGAAAAAGATTATATCTCATTGTTTGACTATTCATTTCTTTGTATTCTCGGCAGGGTTTATAGTCTAAATCTGGTAAAAATTCCGAACATTTGATGGTTATACAGATTAAACATGAGGTATAATTGGATTTATTAAACTATTATTATATATTTGTTCGCCGTTATTTACATTTATTGTTAAATTTTTAATATATGTTCTAATATGTGGAGTATCCTGATCTGCTGTAAACCCGATTTTGTAATCAGAAGATAATTTTGTTATTGTGCCACTATTTGTATCAACATGTGTAGAACCTAAATATGTTTGAAATGTAATATTAGCGTTTAATGATAAACTATCGGGTTCATATGTAACGACTGTTGTGTATGTATTTCCTACAGAAAGCTGAATATTGTTAGTAAATATATTGCCAGGAACAAGACCTAAAATCTGTGAGTAGGTGTCATAATTATATTGACATGCTATTCTTGTTGAATTTACCGTCCACTGCCATTGAGGAATAATATTTGATTGATAAAAACATAAACCAAAATCTGATTCATACTCATTATATACAAAGTCAATCATTACAACAACTTTTTTATTTTGTGAAATATTAAAGTTAGTAAATATTGGATAAGCAGGGTTCGGATTTCCTGCTTCTCCGGTAAACCAAACACCATTAGTATCCCAACCAAAATTGGTATCTAAAATACCTGAACCTGGTCCCCGCGTTCCTTCTTGATATACAAGAAAATTAGATATAGGTGGTTGAGGTCTACGGGCCGGGATAGCAGGACAAGGAATAAACCCATTAGGATTATGTGTATAGTTACTATATTGTCCGAGAGTCATGTAACAAGGGAAACATTTTTGCTCAGTACATACAGTAGCATGTCTATTTTTAGCACGACGGTTAGCGATAGAAGAAGCTCCTACACCTCCTTGACCTGGTTTATACTTATTATATATATAAGTAGAACTATTACATGTGACATTTCCACCGGGTCCCATTTTAGTGCTGAGTCTACCGCCTACACCAACATTTTTCTTATATAAAAATCCGGGAAAATTAGTGGTACTTCCATACCAAAATTGTCCATTAGAAGGTCCTGAACCAAAAGCTGACATTATTATATTATTATTATATAAAAAAAATTATATTATACACCCTTAACCTACAAGCTACTGGAAATGACACATGTGTCATTTCTCGTTGCGTTAGGTATGACATTATTTTTATTCGAGACAGGTATGGTCTCAAATAAAAACGAGTAACCCTCGAGAAAATCCGCAGGATTTTCTTGGGGTTATAAAGATTAAAGATTTATAATGGGACAAATTTTTTCTGTTTTTATTATAGTAATGACGCATAAAAGTGATGATTATACACCATTGAATATTTAAAATGGGACAAAAAACACAATATTTTATATATTTATTACTACAGGTATGAAAAGACCTAACCTTAAATTATTTTTTTTTGAAACAACTTAAAGTTGTCCCATTTTAAATATTCAAGGGTGTAAATAGACGAGCCAGTAAAACCAAAATTTACATGCCTTGAAATAGGCAAGAAATCAATATATATTATATTGGGGGTTGAGAACAGGATCCGGGTTTAACTCAGTTGGAAGAGTATTTGACTGTAAATCAAAATGTCGCCTGTTCGATCCAGGCAATCCGGAAAAAATTATATTATTTTGGTAATAATATAAATTTTTAGTTAGTCTGGGATTGTCCTGGTCTAATATTACTTTGTTGTAGGTGGACCATTTCTATCGGCACGCGTTTCCAGGCTTATCTGTTAAATCTTTAATCTGCTGTCTCGTACAATTATTAAATAACCCTTCACCGATATTTTCAGGATTAGGATTAAAAGGAGCAAAATGTTCTTTTGCGAATAATTCAGGGAAAGGCTGGTTTTGTTGTCCGTTTTTTTGATTCGCTTTAAACCCGAATTTGTATAAATCACTATTGCTATTTGGAACATAAACAGATTGACTACATTTTTGAAGGGCATATATTTGATTTCTTAATTCGGATTCAACGTTTACGTTTGAAGCGAACCCAGACCATGGCGCTTGTGCGTTTCCAGGATTGAATACTTTATGGACGTTATAAACAGGCATTTGTTCTAAAGGAACATTTATTTTCGCTCTGGGGTCAACTATTGGCATGATTGAATATTTTGTCATAACTGGTCTAACATCTAAATATGGTTGTAATATTTGCGATGGTACATTGCGGTCATACATTCGTCTATTAATTGAATCGGATATTTGCGAGGTGCATTCATGTTTGCCAAAAGAATATGTTGCCATTATATTTAATTGATATAATATATTTACATAATAATATATTTACAAAAAACTATAATATATCTATAATATATCAT